CTCATCTTATCAACGGCATCATTGATCTTTTCCGACAGCGTACCACTAAAAGAATTTTGCTCACTTGTGGCAGCATAAGGAACTTCACCTGCTGGAAGAACAGAAGTAATAGTTTCATCAAAATTCCAAATAAAAATTGCCTTTAAAGAAGGATGCTCATATCTTTTAAGTAGTTCTACCTTCTTTATATTTGATCGTTGCTTGGATACAAGATTCAAAACTTCAAAAGAAAAGGGATTAGATGGAAGATCTTCCGATACTGTTTCTACCTTTTTGGTTGTTGCTTTAGTTTTTGTTGTAGTCATATCAAAAAATTTTTATTAAATGTACAAATTATTCCTCATCATCATCGTCGTCGTATCCAAAATCACTCTCAAAACGGAATGCAATGACTTCATCAGGAATCAGATTTCCCTGCGAATCAAACATTTCTGGATGTGGCATTGGAACTTCACGATAGTTCATCATATATTCTCTGGCAACCCATCCGCCGATGAGGCCCACTATTAGAAACAAAACGGTTAGAAATGAACCTAGGACTAGACTAACTGCTAACATTTTTTTTCTCCGGGAATTTAGTGCGTTTCCTTGACTCAAAAGAAAATTGAAAATGAATGATGATTTCTCGATTCAGAAAACAAATCATCTTTTCAAAAATAATATGAAATGGATAGGTCTTTTTTCTCTTTCCTCCCGTGAGAATGAGTTCGACTCCACGATTTATACCGTGGTTTTCATAGTTATTTAGGTTTTTATCAGACAACTTGCTTCTCTTTTAAAAACTTAACAGTATCAGTACATCCACCAAGTTTCTCATCATCACAAAGAACTTGTGGAAATGTGGAACCTTCACCAAACTCAGAATAAAACTCTTCTTTAGTAAAGTCTTCTCCCAGATTATAAACTACAAAGTTACTTCCCGTCAACTCAAGAACTTGTTTAACTTTGTAGCAATGTGGACAATCTTGTTTCGAATAAACTGTGAAATTCATAATTTTTTACAATTTTAATATAATTTATATAAGAAAAAAGAGGAGATTTCTCTCCCCTCTGCCATTTTATCGCAAAGATATTATAAGGAATTTTGAATCGGGTGTCAAGGGCATAAAAACCCAGGAATATAAACACTTTTAGTGAACTCGGACATAGGCACTCCTGTCATTCCAGAATGAATTGCCCTAAAATCCCTATAACGAAATACTCCAATATTTAAAAGATTATCAGAACGATACTTACTTGCATAATTATACGCATAAGATAAAGAATCTTCAGAAAGTCTTGGATGGATATTCATAAAATCCTTTGCTCTGGTGTGAACATCTTGCCAGAAGATACTATCAAACTTTGAACCATAAGAATAATGAAATGCCAATGAAATTTGATAATCAAATAGTTCTTGATAATAAAGTTGATTAGCAACTTCAAAAGTTTCTAGTGTTCTATCTTCTAAAAACTTACAAATATGTTGGGCATATCTAACATAATAAAACAATGACAGTGCCTGCAATGGTTCCAGGAACATTAGACGATTACCATTATATGCTTCATACTTACTTATAACCATTTTCTTGGCATATTTTGGTGACCAATCGATAGTTTTACAATCTTCTTTTCCAAGAAGTTTTTGTACTTCTTCTTTATTGTGAAACTTACTATTAAACAAATACCCACATTTAGTTAGATTTCTGTCTGGAAATGGAAGTCCAAATTGCCAACCGTGCTCTGTGGCACGGTGCAATGTATAAGTCAGGTCATCTACTTCATTCTCAGTATAAAGAATTGCACTATTTACAGTTTCAAAGAGTGGTTTCACATAATCATTATCATCAGACCACCCACTACATGAAATAAGAAAATCATATTCATGTCCATTGATATAAACCTTATCGTTTTCAATGCGATATTCTGAAATTTTCTTTGGATGATACTTAACACCAACTTCTTCCATTTTTTGGTGAATGAAAGTATTGAAGATCGAACTTTCAAATTGAAATGCATCTAGGTTACTATTGAAATGATGTCTGAAATAATCAGTTTTACCCCAATTAATAAACTTAATTCCATTCTTAAATGAAACAATTCCATTATCCCTCAAATCACCAATACAAATATCTAAAACACTTGTAAGTAATTCACCAATATGAGGTGTTGTCGATTCTCCAACATTTAGTGCTGGTTTGTCTGGATCATAATGAATTTCAACTTGATGTCCATTTTGAATACAAACTAATGCACTAATAATGGCACTTGTACCCTTTCCAATAATCGCAATTTTCATTCAGTAATAAGTCTCCATTCCAAATTTAGACTTTCCATATAATCTACAAGATCTTGTCCATTAATAGCACAAATATCTACACTTGTATCAAAAACAAAATCTGCCTCATAGAGATTTTCTTCTCCATCAACTTCACGAATAGCAGTTAGATATCCTTGAATATTTGCAATTTGAAACTTTTTAATTTCTTTAATCATTATTTTTCTCCGGAATTAAGTTAAGTTAAAAGAAACAATTAATCTTTTTTGTGTCGATTTATTGGGGATTGTATAATGTAGAATTGAAGAAGGAAAAAATATAATAGAACCTTCATCAACTTCAGGTTTATAAGTAATTAGTTCACCGTTTGAAGTATTATTGAATGGTGAAACAAAAACTGTTGAAGTATGCTCTTCTTTATCATATTCAACATAACATACAGAACTGTATCCATATTGCCCATGATTATGAATTGAATGACTTCCGTTTGTTTCAGTTTCTTCAAACCAAGAAGATTTTATTTTTAAATTTGGAAGATTAAATTCTTTTTCAAGTTTTCCTATCTCATCTTTAAATATATTTTGTATATCTCTGTTTAATATTTTATTATTTTCATAATAATTTGTAAATAATGAATCAGCATTATCTAAAGAAAGGTGTGCATTTTTGTACAAATTGAGTAATTTTTTCTTTTTTTCTTTCCAATCATCAACAACTACATGAACTAGTGGCACGGTAAACATGCCGATGATGCAATTATCAATCATCCTCGGTCATAAGCATGTTGGACACAATGCCCATTTCTTCTTACATAATGAAAGAATACTTGATGGTAATAACTATTTTTATTACCTTTCATCGGATCTCTCCAATGAGGCAAAATGCATCCTTTATATAGAGCACCGTCACCCGGTTTCATTGTACAAGCAAGAGGTGGTTCTCCATCAGGGCGCTCAAACATAATGGGCCATTCATAATCTAGATTTTGACTGATATTTATAGTAATACTGACCTCACAAGAAGGTCTATCAGTATGTTTTGTAAGTTCATTAGCCTTAAAATAAAAACGATCATAATAATAGGTGGGATACAATCGTTCTCCAATCGTGTCCTCAATCACTTTCATGATTTCATAGTGTGTTTCTTTGAATTTGGGATGATTATATCGCGCCAAACTGCCAGAAACTTGTACCTCATTTGATTCAAAGGAAACTTTTCCAGGACCATCATAACGATACATTCCACGTTCCCAAGGAACATCTTCTTGAAGTTGAGATGCATCAATCAGATTTGGCATCTCAATTACGGACCAATCAATCTTATTACTCATTTCCACCTAGGACCTACCACCCAACCAATCAAAGATTTGCGATGACCAGAAATAACTTGCTTCACACGATGTTGAGTTCTACTATCAAAAACGATTACAGTTCCCCTTGTTTTTGGAACAAAGTATGATCTTCCATCACCACTCATCAACTGAACTTCACCACCCTCATAATCATCAGGGTCTGAAAGTTGTAGAATAAATGATAGTTTTCGAATTTGTTCAGAATTCGTAATTACAAAATTTTCTTGTTTATTTTCTGTAGGTTTATGAGAAACTTCAATACTTGCATCATTGTGCCAACCATAATACTCACCTTTCTCATAAGAAGTATATTGCATTGCTTCACCATCAAACCCTTCAATATCATACAAAAAGTTTTCACGATTTGCACGAAGAACATAATGATAACAAAGTCCTCCTGCCCAATGAGTTGAAGGCAACCAAGACGTTTTACTGTCTCTTTTATCTAATGTAATTCCACCAAAGGTGTGTGCCTGTTGAAAATTACCGTCCAGTTGATTTAAATCTTTTTCAATCAACTCAACAATTTCTTTTGGCATTATAGTAGAATACCAAACTGATGTACCTGCCATATAAAATAATATTATTTTCAATAATTATATAGGATTTTATCTGTTATGTCAAGTTTCGGGTTTTGGTACGGGGGATTCCCATTCACATGTTTCTTCGTTAAGAATCCAAGAATCGTATGGTTTTGGAGCAATGAAAGAATTTAAGGTTTCATCATAAGTTCCACCAATTCCTGGTTGATTTTTAATTTCATCAGTATTTTCAATATAAATTTCATCACCATATGGTTTTGTATCCATAAACTCACGACTTGCAACAATTGTGTTTAAAATCGAACCATCTTCCCCAATATGTACATACACTCTTGGAAGTTGATATTCATAAATTGCTTGCGCTTCTTCTTGTTGTTGCCTTTCAAGTTCTTGTTGTTGATCTAGTTCGTACTGAATAATTTCTTCTTGCGTTTTCCAAGAAGTTGTGAGTTCGTGCCAAAAATATTCGGGTCTTAATTCTGCGTTTGTCATGTTTTTAATAGTTACCTAACTTATATATTGAATAATTGCAAAATTTATGCTATATACGTCTCCAGATGAAGAACCAACACTATTATCCCAAATTTTTATATCTAAGAATAATGCATCCAGGTCGTCCAAATGTATTATAAGGTCTTCCACCACCCAAACCAAAATCACTAACAGTACTACTTGGATTTATTGATGATGCCAGCGGAAATGGAGCTCCACCTCCGCCACCCCCATAGCTAGTAGTAAATCCAGTGATACTGTAAAGTACGCCTTGCCCACCCCTGGATCCACTTGCTACACCACCCGCACCACCACCACCACCAGCGCTACCAGGAACACCAATCGGTACACCCGGAAATCCCAATCCTACAACACCTGCCCCAAGACCACCAAGACCTGCTGGTCCTGCACCACCACCTCCAGAACCAAGAGGATTAGATCCACCCGTACCGGAGTTGTGGGCTCCACCATTCGCACCTCCTGGTGCAGTAATTGTTGGAAGATTGCTATTTAAAAATGAGGGTGTTCCAAAAACACCGGTCGGTCCACCAGTACCAATTTGAAGTGAATAAGCAACACCATGTGTAATTGGGACATTCCGATAATACAATACGGAACCTCCTCCACCACCACCATCTCTTGCGCCTCCAGTTCCGCATCCACCGCCACCACCAACAACAAGAACTTCATCTAGAATACCACTTCCTACAGCAGTAAATGATCCAGATCCAGGAGTACCGAAAGTATGAATAATGTAACCACTGGCACTGGTGGTGTCTATCGTACTTTGTGAAGATATTAATGCCGCGATTCTCTGCCCAACAATGATTGCCATAGTTTTTATCACATATATCCAATTAACTTATATATCTAATAATTATACAACCTGGTTGCCCAGTTGGCTGTCCAGGGCCCCCATTGCCTCCAGCACCAAAAATCGATGGAGCGGGTGGTACTCCTGGCCAACCGGAACCGCCGGCCCCATAAAGAACAGTAGATCCAGTGATACTGTTAGCTAATCCTATGCCACCAGTGCCACCTATAGCTTTTCCACCTGCACCGCCACCTCCACCAGTTGTTGATCCCACAATATCGGCACCATCAAATCCAAAACCAATTATATTTGCACCAAATCCTTTGTTAGGTGGCGGGCCGCCTGGATTGGAACTACCACCACCAGAACCAAGAGGATTTGGAACACCAGCGCCGCTGCCGGGGCCACCTCCACCACCGCCAGGAGCAATAATCGTTCCTCCATTATATGAAAAAGTAGTGGGACCACCAGGAGTTCCAGAAGGAATTGCACCAGTACCAATAAATATAGGATAACTTGTACCACCAATTACTGGTATAAATGTTCTATACAATGCAGAACCTCCTCCAGCTCCCCCATGATATCCTGGGCCTCGGCCGCCACCACCTGCACCGACAACGAGTACATCTATAGTGCCAGTTCCAGTTGGAGTAAATGATGATGTACCAGGAGTACTAAAAGTATGAACAGTAAATCCAGTGCCAGTACCAACAACATTGGAATTTGATATGTTAACTACTCTTGGACCTACAAAAATTGCCATAGTTTTTAAATTATATATCTAACAATTACAACGCCAGGATTTCCCACTATTCCAAATAAAGTAGTTGGTGCAGTAGCACCTAAACCAAACATTGTTGGAAATGATGTCGGGTGCAATTGCCCCATGGTTTGAATAAAACTGCCGCCACCGCCGCCGCCGCCGCCATAAAAAGTAGCAATTCCAGAGATACTGTAGGGTACTCCCGGACCACCCTCACCACCGTTGTTCGGGGCCACAGCAACACCTCCAGCACCACCGGCGCCGCCGCCGCCTCCACACAGAAACGAACTAGATGCAGATGTTGATCCCCCAGGAAATCCAAGTCCAATAACATTAGCACCTGTTCCACCTATAGCTCTAACTCCCGGAGCTCCAAAACCACCACCCCCAGAAGCATTAGGAGAAGGTCCACCATTACCAGGATTGCTAGTGGGGCCCGCACCACCACCACCAAAAGCAGTAATTGTTCCTCCATTATAAGAAAAAATACTAGAATTACCCTGTGCTAGTATACCACTACCACCAGGACCAACAGTCACTGGATAAGATACCTTAGAAAGGACTGGTACAAATTTTGTTAATAAAGTAGCACCGGCGCCACCACCACCACCACCAAAGCTTGGTGAAGCCGCACCACCGCCGCCACCAACAACAAGAACTTGTACAGAACCAGTTTCATTTGGTATAAAAATTCCAGATGAAGTAAAAGTATGAACAATGTATCCAGAAATATTAGTTACGATTCCACCGGTTGCTGATACTACTTTTGGACCCACAAATATAGTCATTGAATTTTATGAAGGGTAACGAATGATTATACTTCCTGGTCGCCCAATCCAAACGTGTTTGGAAAACATCCAGAAGCAAGTGATCCACTAGCAAATCCAGACGGGAGGGGGGCACGGCCGACACCTCCTCCAGCATAAACAGTAGAAACTCCACTAATACTATAAGATACTCCTGCACCACCATTAGCACCATTAGATCCTGGGGAATCCTGACCTGCGCCGCCCGCGCCGCCGCCTCCACCGGAATTTTTAAAATTCGACGATCCTCCAGGAAATCCCTCCCCAACAATTCCAGGACCTGTTCCACCAAGTAGGGAGGCTGATGTAGGACCTCCACCAGCACCAGAACCAGAACCACCCACTTTTGAAACGCCAGGGTTACCGGTCGGATTACCTGCCTGAGATCCGCCTGCACCACCTATACACAAAATAGGTCCACTAGGAAAAAAAGCAGTACTATTGCCACCATCTCCCGAACCAGGGCCTCCATAAAATCCACCTGCTCCACCATTACCCACAGTCATTGTATATGCAACACCAGAAATTACTGGTATAAATTTTTGATATACTACAGCACCGCCTCCACCGCCGGATCCACTTGCAAAAGCGCCCGCTGGGGGCAATCCACCCCCTCCCCCTCCGCCAGCGCCAACAACAAGAACTTCTATAGGACCACTTCCATTTGGTGTAAAAATTCCAGAACTAGAAAAGGTATGAACAACATAACCAGTGATGCTACTGATAGTTCCACCGGTTGCTGAATTTATTTTTGCTCCCAACATTAACGACATAATTCTTGATTCTTTTTTATTTTATTTATGAAGGGTATCTGATAATAACAATCCCAGGATTCCCAGTACCCTCATAATTACCCAATCCATAGTCTGTTGGAGAAGATTGTGGATCCAAAGTATAACCTCCCCCTCCACCATAACATCTAGAAGTTCCATCAATTTTATAAATTAAACCCGCACCACCAGTTGTAGTAACAGCAGCGCCAGCAGCTCCCCCACCACCACCTTTTTTGCCATCGGCATAATATCTTACAATCAAAACTCCAGGCATGGTTGCCATGCCATGAGAAGAACTAGGATTTCCAGGAGCACCACCCTGCCCAAAACTGGAATAAAAGGTAGGTATTGGTAAGGATGTTGGTCCGGTATTTTGATATGGTGTGCCACCAGCGCCATAATAAGAGGAAACTCCACTAATACTATAAAATAAACCCAAACCAGCTGGACCTCCAGCGCCGCCGCCACTGGATCCCCGCAGGTATGAAGCTGGATTGGTAGTTCCCGGAAATCCCAATCCAGAAACATCTGCCCCAAGACCACCAGTTGGAGCTCGCCAACTTCCACCCCCACCACTTCCAAGAGGATTATTTTCAGCCGCCATTTGTGGGGGGGAATATTCGGGACTGCCCTCAGCACCTTGAGCTCCACCAGGAGCAACAACACCTCTAAAAGTGTAAGTATTTGAAAGTCTTGGTGAAACCGGAGAAGCTGTTAATGTATGAGAAATACCAGTATTATATGAAGTCAGGAATGGTCCATTTGCAGTATATATAACAGATCCTCCTCCTCCGCCGCCACCGGATCTAGATGCAGATCCACCAACGTTAGTTCCAGGTCCGGCAAACCCACCAGCACCAACAAGAAGATAATCCATAAGTCCCGGACCAGCAGTACAAGTAAATGTAGATATTCCAGTTCCCAGTACTCCTCCACTATACGTTGGTCCAGTAGTTAAAACATGAACCTTATAAACACCGTCAACTGTTACATTTCCACCAGAAGCCTGAATTATATCTCCTCTACCACCAGAAAATCCATAACCAAATGTATTTGAACTAATGGTTTGAGTACCTTCAGGACCACTAAATCCTCCCGAACATCCCAATGGATTATGAGTTTCCCCATTACCCCCGGCCGGGGCAGTCAAAGTTAACACTGGATGAAACAAAGTACATGAAGAACCAACTGATACCGTATAGGCGACACCAGCAATCACTGGAACAAATTTGTTAAGAATAACAGAACCTCCACCACCTGCTCCAGCAGGACTAGAGGATCCTCCTGCACCAACAAGAAGAACTTCTATAGTCCCCGTAGTTGTTGGTATAAAAGTATTTACTCCAACACTACTAAAAGTATGGACAATGTGTCCACCAATACTGCTTATACTTCCACCGCTTGCAACTTCTACTCTTGCTCCAGAAATAAATGCCATAATAATATTTTTTAAGTTGCGTATCTGATGATTACAATACCTGGTCTATTAGGAATAGTTCCCGGAATTGGGGAGCATCCACCCAATCCATACATTGATGCAGTAGAAGTAGGATGTAAATATGCCGATCCAGCATATACACCCCCTCCACCACCATAATAAGTGGAAACTCCACTAATACTATAAGATACTCCTATACCACCTCGACCAGGAGTAACAGAAGCTGCTGGATCTCCAACACCTCCTGCACCACCCCCACCGCCACCGGCACCACTACCAAGGCCATCTCCACCCGAAAATCCATAACCAAGTACATTTGCACCAATTCCAAATTCTGAAATTATTGTTCCCCCTCCACCACTACCGAGAGGATTATTTCTATTGGTTCCAGTACCACCTCCACCTGGAGCAATAATAGTTCCACCATTATAGTCAAATTGTGAAGAGTTTCCTGCTGGAGCATTAACCTGTGGGGCACCATTTCCAGTACCAACAACTACACTATATAAACCAGTATTAAGTACTGGTACAAATTTTTGATATATAACGGAACCTCCACCTGACCCTACACGACTATTAGCAGATGGTCCCGGAAAACCACCAGATCCAACCACAAGAACTTCTACAACACCAGTTCCTCTGGCAAGAAAACTTCCATTTGTCTCAAAGGTATGAATAGTATATGAACTATTGGTACTTATAGTGCCACCAGTGCCACCGGTAACACGAGGTCCTGCAATAAACGGCATAATATTTTGAATATAGTAGTATCTTTTCAATATTTATAATGATTATGCAACAAATGTACCTGTTGAAGCACCTATCTTTTCTATCGCATAATAACTACCAGTAAGTGGTGTTGCAGTACCAGCACTTTGAGTTAAACGAAGTCTCCAATTAGTAGCAGAACTAGTCACCACAGTCATCTCCAATCTATATAAATGACTAACTGAACCGGTTAAATTAGTTCCAGAAGGATTCCAAGCAAAAGTAGTGACACCCTGATCATAAAAATATTGTTCTAATGGAGTATATGCTGAAGAAGTACCAGAAAGTATACCACCTACTGCAGATGTATAATGATATCCCTCAGCAACAGCTGGCGCACTACTGAATGTTTGTGTCCAAGTTGCAGTACCATCTATACTTTTTGAAAATCTCACAAAACAAGTAATTTTATAGACAGAAGATGCTTCTAAACTTAATGAACTTGGTGTTGCAAAGACATCAGCAATTGTAGAACCAATTTGAGTACCATCTGAAGTTCTTCTAAAACAATAAATGGGAGGAATATATCCTCTACCAGAAGTAGAGTTTGGTGTTTGATAAAGGAAAGAACCATCATATTCAACAGCACCTACTTCGGCAGTTGTTAAGTTAGTACCAGAAGTAAATTTCAGTGGTGCTGTTAATGCTGTTGCAGTACCACCTCTAAGATGAAGAACTGCAGTCGGAGTGAAGACTCCTATACCAAAATTATTGCAAATAGGAGCTGCAATACTTCCACTTGCATCCACATCAAAAAGTACGCCCCCATTCGAATCCCCTACACGGAACAAACAACCATCACTCAGATTTTCATTGACCAGCAATAGTGAGGTATTTGATGTGCCAACAACTTGCAGTTTTGCTGTTGGGGTTGCAATTCCAATGCCAAGTCCAGTAGAGGTTGCAGATAGATATGATCCACTGCCTGCTCTTAAGGTTGTTGAAGCACTAATACTGCCAGAAGCACTAATACTGCCAGAAGCACTTATAGGACCATATGCTATTGCAGTTAATACTCCACTAACACTCATATTGCCACTAACTTGCAATTTATTGGTTGGAGTAGTAATATCACTACCAATACCAACATTTCCAGGTGTATTGAATACAACAGATCCTCCCGCATCCACATCAAATAATGGAAATCCACTGTTATCATTTACACGGAATAATGATCCATCACTCAAATTATCATTGACAAGTAATACTGAAGTTCCTGAAGACGTATTCCCAATTGATAATCTTCCTGTTGGAACAGATGTACCGATACCTACAGAAACTTTAACTGGATCATAATGGAAGTATGAAGCCCCCGCAAACTTTCCATTATTATTAAACTGAACTTGTCCAGTAGTACCTGATGCTCCAGTAACTGCACCATCAACTTTAGCTGTTAATATACCAGTAATGATGGCATCACCACCAATATACATACTACCATCAACTTGTAACTTACTGGTTGGATTCGAGAATGCCGTACCAATACCAACATTGCCAGTGATTGGCATAATGATTGTTCCACCAGAATCCACATCTAATAATGGAAATCCAAGATTATTGGATACTCGGAATAATGATCCATCGCTTAAGTTATCATTTACAAGTAATAATGAGTTTCCTGTAGATGTATTCGCAATTGATAATCTTCCTGTTGGAAGAGTTGTACCAATACCTATAGAAACTTTAGACGTGTCATAGTAAAAATATGGAGTTCCACCAAGAACTCCAGAACTATTAAACTGGATTTGACCAGGACTACCTGCTGCAGAAGGTGTAGGAGTATTAACCCATTGAATACCAGTTCCCGTTGATTGTAGAACTTGTGAATTATTTCCCGCAGTATTTGCAGCACCGGCATAAATTGCACCAGTAATCCTCACATCACCCTGAACATGCAGAGTTCGCTGAGCTGTTGTGGTCGATATACCCAAACTTGAAGTAGAGGCATTAAAAATTAAACCAGAATTTGTTTTTAATGCTGATGTAGGATTCTGTGTCGGTGTTTGAGAGAAAACAATATTTGTACTTGTAGATGAAGAATCATCAGTAAGAATAACATTTGTAGCAGATGCAGCACTTCCAATACCAGTTAATTTGGAACCATCTCCCCAATAAACAACTGTAGTAACACCAGGATTTGATGATGTTATGATACCAGTAATACCATTAATTACTATTCCCGTAGATCCAAAACCAACTGTTACGATGCCAGTAAAGCGCCCATCACCACCAACCCAAAGTTTAGAGGTTGGATTTGTGGTTCCTATACCCAGGTTTCCAGTCGAAGGAATATAAACTAAAGTAGAACTCGCTAAAATTGAAGTAGTAGTTCCAGAATTAGTTGTTAAGAATCCAATAAATTGTGGTGTTGATGTGGTAGATGTTGATATAGTATTATTAAGAATACCAGTTAAGTTAGTACCATCACCAAAAAACTTAGTTGCAGTTATAACTCCAGCAAAAGATCCATCACCACCAACCCAAAGTTTAGAGGTTGGATTGGTGGTTCCTATACCAACAGAAAAACCATTCGCTACTTTAATATTGGAGGATACTTGTCCAGCAATAGAAATGTCAGTACTAATGGCAACGGTGACTGCATTGATATTTAAATTATTGGGACTGGTAATTGTTGGAGTACCAGAAGCCCCAATAAGATTAATTCTTTTTACGCCAAAATCCTTTTCAGCCATTATACTCTTTTTAGTTATTTATGTTTGATCGAAAGAGATACCAAAAAAAGAAACATCAGAAATAGATGCTTTGGTATCATTTGCAAAAGGATTGTAATAAATTCTTTTTTCTGCCCCCCTCAAACCATACCTATCAGTCCAATATCCCGTTGTTGTATCGTTTGGATATGGATCATTAAAATAAGATATTACAGAACCATGATTTTTTAACCAATATTTTACATCTTTTGAAGTTGCAGTTGGATTTGTTTCCAAATACAATGCAATTAATCCAACAACAACAGGAGCAGCACAACTTGTCCCAGAAAATTGACAATCATAAAATTTACTGTCATCATATCTTATATAAGTTGGACCGATATAATTTGTACCCGGAATACCTGCCGTCAATACTGCCTCACCTGGGGCCCATACATCAACACCCGGACCATTATTTGAAAAATTAGATTTTCCTTCTACGTCGTCTATACCATATCCCCAAAATGAACTCATTGCTCCAACACATACCGCAGGATGAAAATCAGTTGCACTATCAAATCCCAGATTTTGTGGTAAACACCAATCTCTATGATTACAAGGAGACTTAATACCACCAAAGGCAATATTAGTGTGCCCATATCCATTAAATACATTATCCATATAATTTAATCTATCCGGATCATTAGCACCAACTCCAAGTCTTTGATTATTATTTCCGGCAGCTGCAACAAATATAACACCAGAATCCATCATTTCTTTTCCACTGGTTGCCATCGAATATGATCCATCCGAAGTACACCAAGTTGCCTGACACCATTGCGTACTATTTAATCCATCTTTCATTGCGGTTACTTGATCGGTAACGGCACAATTTCCTATAAATGATCCAGTAGATCCCCGAAATCTATAGTTAATTGTATCCAAAGAACTCCACCCTGCTACCTGAGCATAACTTGCATTAACTATTGTGGGATTTTTTAATCCCGTTTTTGTATTAATTGGTTTATATTTATGAAATAATTTAATCAAGTCATAAGTCTGTTGGAGACCAATATTAACAGGAGATGCAATTACGGATATATTCCAAACATTTGCCTCAAATGCTAAACCCATATTTTTACCGGCAGCAATTCCAGCACATGCATTACCATGACCCGAAGTCATAGTGTGTCCAGTTCCATCTAATGAAGTTCCAAGAGCATTTGGAACCGTGTATTGTGCAGGGACACTACCAATTACACCTATTGTAGAAAATTTTGATGATCTTTTTGTTGAATCATTCCACCATTCTCTTGCAGAAGTAGTTGCTATTCCAACTCTTCCATCTGCTTTTGTATATTTTACTGCAGGAATCACATTATCAAAATACTCAGGATCTATGTGATATGGACCATCCAATACAATATCTAGAACTCTAGATTTACCATTAGAATTCATAAATTCCGGATGATATTGAAGAATTCCTCCATCCTGAATAACAACATCTACATTTTTACCAGTTAAACTGTAACTTACATCACCATTTTTTATAGTAGTATAGTCATAGTTCAAAGGTTTCGGCCAGAAATATTCATTTTTTTTGATTTCAGATCGTTTTATATGCCAACTTGTTCTATCAAGTTCAACACTTGTAGGTGAAGAAGTTGGTGGATCTAGTGGATTATTGTCAAAAGCACGATAAATTCTCACATCTTTTTTAAATCTTTTTGTGCATGGTATTGGTGTCATGTATGAATCTGGATTATATATTGGACAAAGTTCAATCCATTCAATTTTTTCATTATTTTTTAATTTTTCAACTTCATCTTCATCCAGTTCAAAAGTTCCCATTGTGGGACTATGTTCCTTTTCATCAACACATAAAACTTCTCTATCTGGAATATGTTCACATGAAGATGATTCACATAAAAGATTGTGAATTTCTTGCCAATATTCAGGTTTAGTAACTCCAAGTGTATACTTTTTCATATCAGAACATCGTCTCCCTAGTAAATCTATAAGTTACCAATCCACTTACACCAGTCTCTGGAGTGAATTGCAATTTACATAGTCCACCAGAAACTGTTGCTCCCACAGATACGACAAAGTTTGGATCATACATAATTGCATATTCTTCCGAGAATGCACTTGTTCCATTTTGCATTACAAGAACTTTTTGTGCCTGAATAGAAGAAGGTGATTGAATATGAACCGTATATTCTGCGGTTTTAAAATCAGTAGAAGAAATTGTAAAACTATCAATATCGGTAGATACTCCAGCAGAAGCAGTAAAAGTTCCAAACCCAGACTTAACACCATATCTTCCTACTTGAAGTGGTGTTGATGGATTTGAGGATCCTATACCCAGATTACCACTTGTCGTTACGGCAACTACCACCTTTTGGGAATTATCATATATTTCAAAAAGATTATCTCCAGGTTGTGAAGATGTTATTGATAGCGAATTAAGAACATCTAATCCACCAATAAAAGTAGAGAATCCAGAAACTAATAAATCACCTTGAACAGTAAGTTTAGATGTTGGATTTGTGGTTCCAATACCCAAACTACCTCTTGCAGGATTAAAAACTAATCTTGATGATGATACGTTTTGAGAACCAACTGTTCCCGAAGTTGCACCAGTAAAAAGTAAAAATCTAGAAGCATTTGTATTCGGATCATCATTGATTGTAATACCACTAATTGCACCAGTTCCAGTAACAGGAGCCCATTTTGGTTTATTTGTATCAAGATCATAAACTAAGACTTGATCAGGAGTTGCGGTAGCACTTAAGAATGATGTGATTCCAGATGAATTTTGATAAGGTAATGAACCTTGAGCACCATTCGCAAGATTGGTAGCAGTGGTAGCAAAACCAACTGAACCCGTAGTTGGAGTAAATCCTTGTAAACTAAATGCTGTTGTAGCAAATGATGCTGTTGATGCTGTTCCTGTTAAGTTACCAAAGAAGGTAATAGCAACACCAGTATTGGATGTTATAATACCAGTAGTACCATCAATTTTTATTCCAGTAGAAGCATTACCGAAGGTGGAGATACCAGTAA